CATCGTGGAATACCGTGACGAGAATGGGCTCGAGGGTGAAAACCTGCCCACCAACTGGTCATTCGGTCAGCTCGCCAATCTTGCCGGAGCACCGGCCGGTTACCTTAAAGACCTGCCCGCACCGATGGTGGCGGACTGTTTGCAGTGGGGCTTACAGCACAACCGCTCGAGAGAGCTTGTGAAGTTTTACAGCCGCGGCGATCAGGGTGAATTGCGTGCCGCAACTGGAGCGGATTATGGCCGCATTTATGACCACGAAATCCTGAAGCCCATCAAGGATTTGGTTGATGCGAGCGGCGGACGTTGGAAAGTGCCCGGCATGATGGTTGGATCGAGCAACGGTCTGGCCGTGTACGATCCAGAAGTGCCGGTCACCAAAGACACCACGACACTGTTTGCCAGTGACCGTGACATCTTTGTGTTTTTGGTGGATGACCGTCATCCCATCGAGGTGGGCAAACTGCCAAACGGCGAGCCCGATCTAATGTTCCGAGGCTTCTATGCGTGGAACTCAGAGACCGGCTCGAAGACAGCAGGCATTGCGGCGATGTACCTGCGCGGCGTTTGCATGAACCGCAACCTGTGGGGTGTCGAGAATTTCCACGAGATCAAGATTCGCCACACCAAGTTTGCACCGGATCGGTTTGCGATTGAGGCGCGCCCTGCACTTCAATCGTTTGCAACTGGTGCGACGTCCACTTTTGTGGAGGGTGTCCAGAAGGCCAAGCAGGCCAACGTTGCAAAGACCGACGATGACCGGTTGGATTTTCTGACCAAGCGTGCCGGCCTCAGTCAGCGCATGGCCAAGGCCGCTATGCAACGTCATGAGAAAGAAGAGGGACGCCCAGTAGAATCGGTCTGGGACGCCGCTCAGGCAATTACTGCTATCGCTCGGGACATCCCGCACCAAGATAGCCGGATCGACGTGGAGCGCCGTGCAGGTAAGCTTCTGGACAAAGTAGCCGCCTAAGCGCACCCCGTAATTGACTGGCCGGCCGGAGCAATCCCGCCGGCCTTTTTATTGACTCGAAAAAAACCACATGCGATATTCGCAACTCATTTCTAACTACGGGAGATTTTGAAATGAACAGACAGCAACTTGAATCACTGTACCGCGTCTTTTGTCGCGATCCCGATGGTTCACCATCGTTTTTGCATTTTCGCCGGCGTGCGGAGCTTGGTGTGGCGTGCAGGCCAGACGAGCGCACCTACCTGATCCGATGGTGTGGTATGTGGCTCGGGATCGAACCCGACGGCTACACCCACAGCTGACCTAGAGGCCGGACATTGATCCGGCCTTTTTTATTTGCATTTAGTGTGGCGTTTATCGCATACTCTTTACCGAGCCCACGGGCTCAATTTTAATTAGTCAATTACGGGAGATTTAAAATGACTGATTTACGCGAACTAGCAGAAAGCCAAATCGGCGCGTTGACTGAAATTCAAAAGGCCGAGTTTACGCCGGACGATTTGCGGACTGAGATCGAGAAACTGCGCAACCGGTTGTGCATTGTCGAGACCGACCGAGACGCTGAGAGACAGCGCGCCAATAAATACATGGACAAATGCCAGACCACGGCGGCCGCTTTGTTCGATTTGATGGAAGGCGAGATCGTCGCATGTTTCACCGGCCTACTCGAAGACCTTGGAGACAATCCAGAATTCGAGCGGCGGATCGAAGGCATGATCGAAGACGGCCTAAACAATGCGGGTGCGTTGAATGATGAGGATGTGACCAACCAGATCGACGACTATTTGGACAATTCCGATTATGAACCAACCGGATCGGCATCGTTTGATGCGGCAGTCCGCGACGTGGTGCGCGAGATGATCACCGACGGCGATATCGTGTTGTCCATCGACGTCAGCTGATCCGATCCAGTGACCGCGAGGCCGGCCGGAGCAATCCCGCCGGCCTTTCTTTTGTTTGCATTTGTCGCATAGCCGGCTTTACACTGGACGCCGGCCAATACCGGCCGCAACTACGGAGAAACAAAAATGCGTAAAGTTACAAAGCAAATCATCGCCGCGTGGGCGAACCATCAAGCGCTGACCATCGGCAACACGCACACCGACGGCCAGACTATTTACCTGCACGGGAACGCCATCGCATGGCGAACCAGTGCGGATCGGTTCGCGACAACCCTAGCCGGTTGGAACACTGTTACAACCCGCGAGCGGGTAAACGGGGTGCTGTCTTTTTATGGCATCCCTGACCGGTACGCACAGCGGAATTTCGAGCCCGTGATTGTCGTTGGGCGCGATGTGTCCGAGATCAGCGAATACGCCCCGATTGAGTGGGACATTCAATGGCAGTGTGAAGCCGAGCGCGCGGACAATCTCGCGTTTATGGAGCGGCAAACCGAGCACGCCTAACCCGATAGCGTGCCCAGCAGGCCGGCCGGAGCAATCCCGCCGGCCTTTCTTTTGCCTGTAGTTTTTCGGGAGTTAATCAAGCCGCGATCCGCGTCCCGTTCCCCGTCTTAAACGTACCGCGAGCCGTGCACCGCGTCCCGTGGTTCTATTTTTTCGCAGTAATTGACGCCGAGCGTGGCGCGCGATCCGCGAACCGCTGAGCGCAATTTGGTGACGACTGGGCGCGTGTATGTTTCTTGTATGTTTAATTTTGACGTACAGAAAACGCGCACCGGATCGGCCAGTTTCGGCAGCTGCTGAACGTGGTCAACGATCCCGACCGGTCGATCCAATATCCACAAAGTTATCCAGAGCAGCGCGTCCCCTGGGCAAAAATCGCATAACCGCGTGAGCCGTGGCCTGCTAGCCGTTATCCACAGCGCGCTGTACAAGAACTGAACAGCGGCCAAGGTTCCCCGTCCAATCGAGGCTAAGCAAACGAAAAGCAAACCGCGAACCGCGGCGCGCGGCGCGCGGCCGCCGGCCTCGGGGGCGCGGGCTTGGGCCATGTTTTTCGCAAATATTCATCAGTTATTTGATATTGGTGGTAACTACCGTATATTTAGCAACAAAGTCGCATATATTTAGGGTCCCCCGGCATGGAATCAGAGCATTTAGAATTACTTTCTGACAAAGAACTCAAGCTTCGTTTACGTCTTGCGCAGTTGGAGAAGACTGAAAAATGTCAAAATAATTTTTTAGATTTCGTAAAAGCCGTTTGGCCCGAGTTCATTGCAGGGCGGCACCACAGAATCATTGCAGAAAAACTGGAACGCGTTGCAAGAGGTGAACTGAAACGCTTGATCATCAACATGGCACCGCGACACACGAAGTCTGAGTTTGCGTCTTACCTGTTTCCCGCGTGGTTCATGGGCCGTGCTCCGAACAAAAAGATCATTCAAGCCACGCACACTACAGAGCTTGCTGTAAATTTTGGTCGTAAAACCAAGAACTTAATCGAATCTGACGATTACCAAAATATTTTTCCTGAAGTTCAGTTGGCGGCTGACTCCAAAGCGTCAGGACGTTGGGACACCAACAAAGGCGGGATGTACTACGCCGTTGGGGTAGGTTCCAACCTTGCGGGTCGAGGCGGTGACTTAATTATTATTGACGATCCGCATTCCGAGCAGACGGCCATGTCGGCTTCTGGTTTTGATGATGCGTGGGATTGGTACACGGGTGGTCCTCGGCAGCGTTTGCAGCCGGGTGGATCTATTGTTTTGGTCCAAACCCGTTGGTCAGAAAAAGACATGACTGGCCAGTTGTTAAAGGCAATGGCTAAGGATCCCCTTGCAGACCAGTGGGAAGTGGTTGAATTGCCGGCTATTTTTAATTCTGGTGAAGAAAACGAGGAACCTTGCTGGCCTGAGTTTTGGTCTTTAGATGACTTAACCCGTGTCAGAGCGTCGATTCCGCCGTCGAAGTGGAACGCGCAGTATCAGCAAAACCCGACGGGTGAAGAGAATGCCATTATTAAACGGGAGTGGTGGAATGTCTGGCAAAAAGATACAGTGCCTCAACTTCAATTTGTGATTCAGAGCTATGACACGGCATTCTCAAAGCGCGAAACGGCGGACTATTCGGCGATTACGACGTGGGGCGTCTTTTACCCCAAAGAGGGTGGAGAGCCAGCCCTTATCTTGCTCGACGCCAAAAAAGGACGATGGGACTTCCCAGAGCTCAAAGCCATAGCATTTGAAGAGTATAAGTTTTGGGACCCCGACACCGTCATTGTAGAAGCCAAGGCGTCGGGTTTACCTCTGACCCACGAGATGCGTCAGACCGGGATCCCTGTTGTTAACTTCACGCCTTCTAAGGGTAACGATAAGGTCTCGCGCGTACACGCAGTTTCACCCTTGTTTGAAGCCGGTATGGTTTGGGCCCCCGATGAACCTTTTGCTGATGAGCTGATCGAAGAGGTTGCGGCGTTTCCGAATGGTGAGCACGACGACTTGGTGGATTCGATGACACAGGCTTTGATGCGGTACCGGCAAGGAAATTTTGTCCAGTTGCCGACAGATGACTGGGAGGAACACGATGAATCTGCTAAAGTCGTCGCGTACTATTGACTTCTGGAAATGTAATGCATGGCCGAAAACAAACCCCCGGTAGACCCTAATCAAGGCGATATGTTCCCCGAAGCAATTCGTGAGGGGATTGGCACCCTTGTTGAATATGCTCCCAGAGTGGCAAAGTTTGCCAGTCGTGGTGCGGGCGATCTGTTGCGATCTGACCCGGTTAGTCCGCCAGAGTTAGCCACCGAACCGCCGCCCGAGGATCAACTAGATTTTATTGCCGAATATTCTCCTGTTTATGCACATAACATTCCGGCTATTGCCGGCAGAATTGTTGAACAGTTATACGATCCAGAGCAAACCGCTGTTGAACGTAGGGATCTATTTATGATCCCCGAAAAAATGGGCGAAGCAGCCCCGCGTATTTCAAAGCAAGCTATCGGCCAACTTTTAAATGACATTAAAAACAAAGTTGATGTTGAAAATGTGCGACTGGACGTTCGAGGCATGGAAGCCGGAGTTACTCCATCGCCAGAAATAAAAAAGATATTTAGTCAAAAAATGGTTGTGGATCGTTTAGTTGATTTTATTCGCGATGAAACCGGCGTAAAGGATCCCGATCAGTTAAGACGCATGGTGACAGAAACCGTATTGACAACAAAATCAAAGATGGATCCGAAAGGATTTGCGGACGGCGGCGTAGTATCCTTAAAAGATCGCGCTGTGAACATGAATCGCGGCCCACGGACCAACGGTATTATGCAATACGTTCCTTATATAACCGGAGCAACAAATGGCTATTGAAAAGAACAACGCCCAGAACAACGTCCCGTCACAGCTTGACGAAGAAGATTTGATGGCTGAGGTTGAGATCGAATTACCTGATTCGCAAAACGATGTGATGGCGATGATCCAAGCTGAAGACGTTGGTGAGATTGAAATCTCCCCGACCGAAGACGGTGGCGTCGAAGTAGACTTTGAACCGCAGGATGAGCGCGGCGAAGACGGCGGTTTTTACGCAAACTTAGCCGAAGAGCTCCCGGATCGGGAGCTGTCTCGAATAGCTTCCGAGCTATTAGAGGAGTTTGATGCAAATAAAGCGTCACGACAAGAATGGGAGGACGCATACGCCAACGGGTTAGAGCTTCTGGGCTTCAATTACGAAGAGCGCACCCAACCCTTCCGGGGCTCAAGCGGTGTAACACACCCGTTACTGGCCGAAGCGGCGACTCAATTCCAAGCACAAGCCTTCAATGAAATGTTGCCTGCCTCGGGGCCTGTCCGCACAACTGTTCTAGGCGAAAATTCTAAGGACAAAGAAGCGCAGGCACGGCGTGTTCGTCAGTTTATGAACTACTACATCACCAATGTGATGGAAGATTACACGCCTGACATGGATCAGATGCTGTTTTATTTGCCTTTAGCCGGTTCAACCTTCAAAAAAGTGTACTACGACGAAGGTTTGGGACGTGCGGTAAGCAAATTTGTGCCCGCAGAAAACCTTGTGGTCCCGTATGAGACCTCTGATTTAGACACTTGCCCCAACATTACGCAAGTTGTACGGATGCAACTCAATGATTTGCGTAAAAAACAGGTGTCTGGATTCTATTTGGACGTTCCGGTAACCCCGGGAGAGGGTAGAAACGACTCGGTTACCGAAGAAATCAACCGAATCGACGGTGTTACACCGTCTCAGATTGATTACGACGCAACATTGCTTGAATGTCACGTCGATTTAGACCTTGAAGGCTTTGAAGAAGTCGATGATGACGGTGAAATGACCGGAATTAAGGTGCCGTACATCGTGACATTGAGCTATGACACGGGTGAGATCCTTGCAATACGTCGTAATTACCAAGAAGACGACGAACTTAAGAAAAAAATCCAATATTTTGTGCATTATAAGTTCTTACCGGGCTTTGGTTTTTATGGATTAGGTCTTATTCATACCATAGGTGGTCTGTCAAGGACGGCGACCGCCGCTTTGCGTCAATTGATCGACGCAGGGACGCTTTCAAACCTTCCTGCAGGCTTCAAAGCCCGTGGTCTACGGATCAGGGACGATGATGACCCGCTTCAGCCCGGTGAATTCCGAGATGTGGACGCGCCCGGCGGTGCCATTCGCGATTCTTTGATGCCTTTGCCGTTCAAGGGCCCTGATCCGACGTTATTTAACCTGTTGGGCTTTGTTGTGGATGCCGGACGACGGTTCGCGACCATTACTGACATGAAAGTCGGCGATGGCAACCAAAATGCGGCTGTAGGAACCACAGTTGCAATGCTTGAACAGGGTGCGCGAGTGATGAGCGCCATTCACAAGCGGATGCACTATGCCATGCGGACAGAATTCAAGATTCTGGCGCGTGTAATGTCTGAAAGTTTGCCGCAAGAGTATCCATACTCTGTTGCTGGCGAAGATGCCAGCATTATGGCTGAGGATTTTGATGATCGGGTGGATGTATTGCCTGTTTCTGATCCAAACATTTTCAGTCAGGCACAACGGATCGCACTGGCTCAAACAAAATTGCAGTTAGCGGGCGCCGCTCCAGAGCTGCATAACATGTACGAAGTTTATCGCGACATGTATGACGCGTTGGGCGTCAAAGACATTGACAGAATAATGAAGTCCGTACCGGATGACGAACCACGGCCCACGGACCCTGCTCAGGAGAATATTGATGCACTCAACATGGCCCCACTCAAAGCCTTCTCTGGCCAAAATCATCAAGCACATATCATGTCGCATATGGTTTTTGGTTCAACGCCGATGGTTGCTGGTTTGCCTGCTGTGGCAATGGCTTTGCAGAAGCACATCATGGAGCACGTTCAGATTGCTGCTCGGGAGCGCGCTGAGGCTGAGCTTAGCCAGCTTACCGCGCAACAAGGACCTTCAGCCAATCCTGAACAAACGATGCTCCAGCTAGAAGCTTTGGTGGCTCAATATGTCGCTGAGGGAATGCAGCAGATCAAGCAGTTGTCTGGACAGGTTTCCGGTGAAGGGCCAGATCCTGTGGTTCAGCTCAAGCAACAAGAGCTTCAGTTGGACGCGCAGGAAGCACAGCGTGATGCACAGTTGGATGCAGCTAAGCTACAATTGGATCAACAGACGTTGCAGATGCGTGACCGCCAGTTTTACGACCGGTTGCAAGCGCAGGCAGCACAAACGCAGGCTCGTATCGACGCAGGACGCGAGCGCGAACTACTTAAACAGAGAGGTCAGTAAAATGGCAAAGGTAAAGATTGTTACAAATACACCCGGTGCAGCTCAAAAGGCTGTGAATTTTGCTGACATCAAAGGTCAGGGCAAGATTCCTTACAAGGGCGGCGAAACAATGGCTGAAGCACCAATGGATGTACCGGGCGGAACAGCGCGTGGTATGGGTGCGGCAAAGCGTGGCGGCAACTACAAAGGTTGCATGTAATGCCCCTGAAGCGCGGCTCAAGCCAAGAAACAATCAGTAAGAATATCAGTAAGTTAATGGATGAAGGCTACAAACATAAACAAGCTGTAGCAATTGCTTTATCCAACGCTGGTAAGATAAAATCTGAAAAACCAGATATGAAAGCGGCTAAAGGCGGTGTCGTCCGCCGCTTCAGCAAAATCGCACGACCGCAGAGGTTTAAAGGAGTGTTCTAGCTGTGATCTTTGAAGCCATAGCCGCAATTAAAATAGCAAACGAGGCTATTGGCGCAATCAAAGAATTCGCAGGCCACGTCGAGTCCGTCGGTCAGATGGGCAAAGATCTTACCAAATTAGCCGATGCCAAAGATGAGCTCGAAAAGTCCGCCAAAGATGGCGATATGGAAGCTTTTTGGGCTCTTGAAGACATCAAACGGCATGAAATGGAAGTCAAAAACATGTTCATCTACCAAGGCCGTCCCGGCCTTTGGGATGATTATTGTAAGTTTATCGCAAATCGCAAAGAGTTAAGACGTAAAGCACAAGAGCGTGAGAAAGCTAAAAAACTGGCTCGTAGAAAAGCCATCAAGAGTGGATTGGTTATTGGGGCTGTTGTGGTTGGTAGCGTCACTCTTATCGGTACTATCATTTTAATGCTGATGTGGATATTGCAATCC